AGGTTCGGCTTGTTTGGTTTCTACCTCTTCCGATTCGTCCGCATTCGCGGTTTCTTCGGTTTCGGTTTCTACCTCAATCACCTCGTCTTGGACTTCATCTTGGCTTTCGATGTCCTGTTCTGCCTTTTCCATCAATTACCCCATCAAACTCACACAATGAAACGGCTGTGTGGGTGCCGTGTGCTTTTGAATCACTTATTATCAAGTTCCTCTGATGCCCAGTCAATCTTCATCTTGATGCCCATAGCGGCAGCATATTGCAGCGCTTCTTGCACCATTTTATGTAGCGTTGCCACGTCTTTTGTGTCTTGGTTTTCAACCAGATAAACAGCTACGTCTTCCATGTCATTCACCTTCAATTCTTGGGAACCAGCGACCATTTGCATCAAGGTGCTTACGCAAAAGCCTCTGCTCTTCTTTGGTGGCGTTGAGCATACCCCTTTCCAGCATAGCTCTGGCATTTTCTGGGCCGATTGATCCGGGGAACATGCCGTACAGCTTGCTGTGCTCAATATCTCGCAGTGTTGGCGGTGCCTGAGTAATGCCTCGACTTTTCAGCTCGGCCTGAACATCTCCGCCCATGACACGTTGCCACGCATCCTTCATGCGCTCGTCTTCAAGCCTAGCTTTGTACTGGCCAGCCAAGTAATCATTTTGGTTCTCAAATCCGCCCCACGTCTTAATCATTCCAGCTTGTGGATTCATCGTGCGCGGTGCCATGGCATTTGCGGCCATTTGGTTCATGCCCGCTGCAATTTGTGGCGCTTTGGCCGTTACCATCATCGGGGAAATCATGCCTAAAGTTTCGCCCGCCAGCGTTGCTGCCGATTGAGGCACATCACGCATCAATCCTCTGGACTTCATCCAATCTGACGATCCGACAGCGTTGCTGACAGGAAGCCCGGATTTTTGCAACAAGAGCTGCAAAATGTCAACTGGCCCTGAAATGTTTGAAGCAGCTGCATTGCTTGCACTTTGCAAAAAATTCAAAAATTCGTCCATCCGGAAAGATGGGCTTTTCGCTGTTTCGGCAATGGTAGGCATATATCACCAGGTGCGTGTAATGGATGAAATGACGCATCTCGCGTCAAAATCTTCCGACAAGATAAGCAGGTCGATTGCATCCTGTTCATCTTGCAAAAACTGCTTGACAGCTTGCGCAGCTTCGCGCATATCCGCTGCCATCTGTTCACTATTATTGTACTGTGCCTCCAATTTTGCAAACTCATATTGCAATTTCTTGAAGTCAACAATCTCAAGCGTGTAATCTTCCAGCTTCGCGGCAAGGCGTCGAGCTGCTTTTACTTCGGACTTTGCAAGAGTTTGCTTTGCCTCTTGTACCTGTTGCGACAGCTCGAACTGTCTGCGCTCATTGGCCCAGCCTTTGCGCTTGCCTTTTTGTGCATTGCCAGGGCCACCGCCGACATTGCCAGTGCCGGTTACTGTGCCGGTAATGCCGCTTTCTGCATAGCCATCATCAACGTAAGCCGGGAATACGTAGCCGCCGAATATGTCAGCATATTCGGTTGCGGCCATGATGCCGGTTACGGCTGCGCCGCCTACCGTGCCAGTTGCCGCAAATACATCGTTGCCGGTTTCGCTTGCAGCAAAGCTGCCAGCCACAATAACTGCGCCAGATGCGGTGAACGTGTCTGCGCCAGTCTCTGTTGCGGCCATTGTGCCGACAATGGCAGATGATCCAACAGTACCGGTTGCAGCAAACGTATCAGCGCCTGTTTCAGACGCTGAGAGCATGCCCTCTACTATCACGTCACCCGTGGCAGAAAAAGCGTCTGAGCCTGTTTCCGTTGCCGACAATGCGCCTTTGACGATCACATCTCCGGTAGCGGCAAATGTGTCTTGACCCGTCTCTGTTGCCGCCAGGCTACCTTTGACAATTACGTCACCGGTGGCCGCGAATGTGTCTGCTCCAGTTTCAGTGGCAGCCATGCTGCCAGTGATGCCAGGATCTGTAACTGTTCCGGTCGCCGCGAAGGTATCTGCGCCGGTCTCAGTAGCTGCAAGCGAACCTTCAACCAAAACATCGCCGGTTGCTGCAAATGTGTCGTTACCGGTTTCCGTGGCGTCCATGTCGCCGGTAATGGCCGGTGGCGCAGCTTCGCGGATACGCACTAGTACAACAGGGCCTCTGACGTTCGTCAGCGTGCCGGTCAGCGTGGCGGTGACAGTGGGCGCGGTGGTGCTGCTACCGCTATTGACGTGGGCGTAGGCGCTGTAGCCGCCAATGTCGTTGCCGGTGGCACTGTCAGGCTCGTTCAGCTCAGTGGCTGTGGCAAACGTGGCACCGGTGGCTGTGATGCTTTGCGCGCTGAACTGCGACGGCGTCGTAACGTCCGTGGGGATACACATCGCCCACAGTGCTTTATCGCCTGCTTGGAAGTTTGTAGCTGTTGCGCCGTTAGTGAGCGCAATTGCCATTGGCGACGTTGGCGTCGTCGTTCTCTGACCATCAGCAGAGCCGTAGCTTAGTGCGCCACCACCTGTGGGCACGCGCACCATGAACGCCCATGAGACGCCGTTACCTGCCAGCGTGACCGACCGCGTACCCGTCTGACCTGCTACCGGGCTATCCCATGAGTAGACGCGTAAATTGGTGTTACCAGTGTCAGCACCGAGCGTGGTGCCGTAGCCGCCTGCCGCCAGCAATTCTTCACGCAGCGTCCAGCCGGTGGGGGTGGTAACCGTGCCGCCGTTGGCAGTGCTTGGTTTTTGGCCGACAAACAGCAATACAGCATCGGTGGCAAGGATGCCTGCTGGATACGCGGGCGCAACTGACGTACCCGCTGACGCCGAGTAGGCCGCTGCTCCCGCTACTGGCGTGCCGAGTGCCATGAACTACCTTTAGGCTTGATAGCTCGGCTGACCGAACTTGTTACGCTGATAAAAGAACAGGAACTGTAGGATGTAAATCTTCTCTTCAAAGGTGTCGAGGGCGTTCGTGCCGTCTCTAAAGAAGCGATTTACCAACACCGTGTTAGGTGCCCAGCTGGCGTCGTAGAACTCGACTTGGCTATAGAGCTGGTAACACTTGTAGGGCGTGCCATCAACGGCCGCAGCTTGCCCGCCGGACAACGCAGCAGCACTGAAAGCAGAGCCGGGTGTGCCAAAGCTAGACTCGCGCCTAAATCTCACATTGCCCGTGGCAGTGGTGTTGCCTACCGCCCAAGTAATGCCAAAGCGAACGGGCGTGCCCGGTGCCCAGTCGTAGGGCAGACTGAAGTTGGCATACGCCTCCATCGTCTGGTCAGGGTAGTACGCCCAAGCATTCAAGCCACCCTGCCACACCTCCAGCTCAGGCGTAGAAGGCACGCCGTAGAGCACCGAAGGCGCAATAGCGACAGACTGCCACGCTTGATCGGTGCGACCGGCAAGATCGGCAAAGTTGCCGTCTAGCTGTTCCCAGCTCAATGGCGTGGACTGATCCTGCCGATATGAGATGGTCATGGTTTAGGCGTGCGTGATGGTTGCGCTGTTGATGGTAACAGTTTGACCGGTCGTCATGCTGGTGCTGTCCAGGTTGATGTCTGAGCCAGACAAACCAACAGTTAGGCCGGTCACAATATCCGTGCCACCCGATGCTGTGCGGATGCGTGCAGCGGCAGCGGTGCCGGTGTTGTCGGCGCTGGTGTCAGATCGGGGGAAGCCGCTGAACGTCAAAACGCCGCCGGACGCACCAGCAGCAGCCGGGTTTCCCAGGGCAATAGTCGCCAGCACGGAGGCCATGCCGGTGGTGCCAATCTCCAGAACTCCGGTGGTGCCGATGGCCGTGGTTACGGCGTCAAGCCTGGCGTTTTTGACTGCGGTTGTGTATGTGACTGCCATGATTCTTACCTTTCAATTACTGGGTTTCAATGCCAACAATCCGGCCATTCTCGCGTATGACCCGCTTTGGCCGTTTAAGCGCGTCCATTGCTTCCTTGCTAGCTTCGGTGCTTGATTCGGCAAACTTGAGAATTGCCGACTGAAAGCCCTTCATTGTGTCGCTCAGGTCGCCCACGGATTCCTTGATGCTTTCGGTGCTTTCGGCCAAGATGCGCTTGGATTCGCTTTCCTCTTTTTCTGACTCTTCGCTTTCTCGCTCGGAGTCAGCTTCTTTCATGATCTGCTTGAGCTTGATGGCCGTGTCAATGCGCATGTTTTCCAGCTTGAGCTGTGCCATCTCGCGCTCGATATCGCTATTGTCAGGCTTGACAATCTGCGCAACAACTGGAGCGGGTTGCATCTGAACCGGTGAAGATTCAATGGATTGTTGACCTCCGCTAAGTCCAGCTACAGTTTCGGCGGTCTTTGCTTGCGTTTCTTCAGTCTTGGCTAGTGTCAGCAACACGTCAGCACGGGCGTTAGCGGCCTTTGCCTGCGCCTCTTCAGCGGCAGACTGCAAGAATATGGCGTTAGGGTCTTGCTGATTTTGCATCTCAGCGGCCATCTGTTGCGCTTCTTCATCGGTAGGCTTAAGCACGCCCATTTGCACCAGCTTTTTGCGGAAGTATTCGCGCACATCGCTGATACCTTCGCCTTCCATGTTCATCATGGCCATGGCCTGTAGCACCTGCTTTGTCTGCGGATCATCGGTCACTTGCATCATGCCGGTGAGCGATTGAACCGTAGCGTTTCGACGACTTGACGACGATGGCCCAACGTCAACCGACACGTCAAACGATGCTGACGTAAGGTCGTTTTCCATCTCAATCTCGCCATTTTCGCCGATGGTAGGCATCATGATCGTGACCGAATCAGTCTCATCTTGAGCGCCGATGGTTTTCATCTTGCGCCCTTCCTCGACGTAAACGTCCTTGGCCATGCTCAACCATATCTCACCCACACGACGCGCCGCCTTTGCAAAGTTGCTCATGTAGATGAAGGCTTGCATGTCGATGCGCTGCTGGATCATCTCAACAGCCTTGCCGGAGATGTTGCTCACCATCTTGTCACCCTGCTGCTGGTTGCCCAGGATGTCGGACATATCCTGCTCAGTCAACTGCAACAGCGCGGCCATAGCCGGAGGAATCTGCGGACTGCGCGTGTATGACTGAGGACCTACTGCCGTCGGGTTGCCATTGGCATCTGTCACCGGGTTGATTAGCAGGTAGGGATAGTTCTTGATGTTGTCCTCTGACCACATCATCTGATGCCCGGCGATTTGCTCAGGCGTGAGGATAGGCTTCTCGACGCTGGACAATGCACTGATCTCGCCCAGCTTGGACAGTTGCATGTTCTTCAGTCGCTGCGCATCTTTGGCCAGGCGCACATGGCCCATGCAGCGCTCGACGTTATCCACAAACCAGCGCTTGCCGTAAACCGGCACGATGGGGATATTGCGCCCGGCAATGTAGCCACAATCATCAAGCACTTTGCCGCCACTCAGCACGTACTTGTGCACCTTGCGCCGCTTGACCTTCTTCTGACGCACTTCACGTGAACCGACGGCCATCAAAGTCTCTTCGAGGGTTTCGTCATTCTCGAAGTCGGCATCTGTGTATCGCTCTTCAGTGCCGTCTATCGCCTGCCAGATATAGATGGTTTCGCGCACCTCTTCAACCGTGTAGTACTCAGCGACAAACACCACGTCAGGCGTTTCCCAGTCAAATTCATACTGGTGAATCTCTTTAGGCCAGCTTGCGGGGTCATCATCCCATTCGGCTTCGTAAGCGTCGCGCGTCATTGAGTACAGCACAAAGCAATGCTTTGCGTCTGCCTTGTCCTGACGCTTGGCTCCTAGGTCAAAGAACACCGAGCTGTCAGCATCGTAGATGGGTTCGATACGGATGCGCTGGCGCTCGTTTTCGTCATCCTCTTCGTCCTCGTAGCAGGTGCGAAGGCGCATAGCACCAAAGCCGCCGCCCACAGCCTCCTCAAAGGCGTTGTCGTAGGCCTCTTCAGCGCCGCTATCCTTTTCGTCAGCACGATACAAACCGTCACACGTATCTGCCAGCCTATCATCTCCATCGCCATCCTTTGCCACAAAATCAACCGTGATACGGTTGTTGCGGTACTCATTCAAAATCCGAATGACGGCAAGGTGAATCTTGTTGACTTCAAACTTCGGCTTGTTCTCGAACTGCTCACCGAGCTGGCCTTCCCACTGAGCGCCTGCCAGCGAGTAGAACCGCCGATCTTGCAAGCACTGCAACCGTTCATCGCGCACAGCCGATTGAATGGCGTCAAATTGCACCATTGCCGTGGCATGAATGCTTGCGTGTCGTTGCTCTTTGGATAGTCGGGCCATGGTTTGAAGTCCTTTGCGCGGGATTATCGCATTTACCACCTACTGACGGTAGGCATCGCCTGCACCTCAATGCGTTTGGTGACGTTTTGCGCACGCCTTGCGCCTTCGCATGCGTAGCGCAGGGCATCTATACAGTGATTGTCCTTGTCTGCCAATACGGGCATGACCTTATCCGTCAACGGGTCCACTTTGTAGCTGTACAGCGTCAATTCGTCAATCACATGCGTGCACCGTGGATGCACGATGATGTCAAACGACTTGAGCCACTCCACACCCTCATCCAATGACTTCGGGCCTTTGACCGCCGCTTGAATCTTTGGAAAGCCGTTACGCCGCATGTGCGAGATAGTCTCAGGCCTTGCCGAATCTGCCACCATGGGCCATTTTTCAGCTTCAGGCACGCTCATAAACAGAGCTGGCGTGTCTACGATCTCACAGCCGATTTGATATGCCTCATGATCGATATACAGCTTGCGCCCAACGATATGACAGCGAACCAAAACAGACGGATCGGACGCAAAACCCCAGTCAGCACCCAGGCGGTGCATTGCATCTGCTGGCGCTTCAAATTCGTCAATACTCCAGTTCTTGAACACCTTTGCATCTGAACGCTGAAGATAAGCGCCTTCCCAGACGTGCGCATACTTGTCAGGATCGCGCTTGCGGTCGTATTCCATTTCGGAATAAAGCACGCCGGGGAAGTGTGGATTGTCTCGCCAGTTGGCTTGTACCACGACAGAATCAGGCGGGGGATCGTTGCCGCGCAAGAGTGCGTCAATCGGATCTGTATCTTGGCCAGGGTTCCAGCTAAACCAAAGCTCAGAGCCAACATCGCGGATCGTAGGACGCAACAGGTCAAGCGAGCGCTGGCTCAAGCTCTGCGCTTCTTCTACCCATGCGATTTGAAAGCCTTGCAGCGACTTGATAGAGTCTGCCGTGTGGTCTTGCATGCCCTGAAAGATGATGAGTGAGCCGTTCTTGCCGATGATCTTGGATTGCTGAACCTCAAACAGCTTGCCGAGTCCGAACTGTTCAATCTTTTCTTCAATCAGCTTTTTAACCGATTGATCGAGAGTCTTTTGAACCTCACGCACGCACACCGCATGCGTGCGCTGCATGATGCATCGCTCAATTAGAAGCTCTGCAAAGAAATGCGACTTGCCCGAACCTCGCCCGCCGTGAGCGCCACGATAGCGCTTGCCATCTGCCAGCAATGGCACAAACACGCGAGGTGTCTCAATCTCAAGCTCCATCTTTGGGGTCCACAATGGTGCGCTTGATAACCTGGATTTGCAGCGGACTTTCCTTGTCGCCAGATAGCTCCAGCTTTTCACCGTAGCGCTTGGGGTCCCACTTCGCCAACAGCTTTAGCCGTGTCTCAATGCGTAGCTTGGCGTGCTGTATGGCACCGCCATCCGTCGATCCCATGGCCGTCAATGGTGGAGGTTCATCCGCTATCGCAAGCGTGCCCTCAGCGATGATGTCAAAGCCAGCTCGACGCGCGCGCGCGAACCTTCCGGCAAGGCTTGCATCCAACTCCATCCAATCGTAGAACGTACTGAGGCCAAGTTGAATGTCACGGCAAACCGCCGCCAGCGGTTCTCCATTGGCAACTCTTTCCAGTATCTGGTTGCACTTTGATTCTTTTATATTCGGTTCAATTGCGCGTGTTTTTTTAGGAGCCGCCATATATTCCCCTTATTTATTATCGTCAGACATTGAATCAATTTCATCAAGTGCACGGCGCAAATAAACCGCCTGATCTAGCACTTCTTCATATGCATGTTGAATCCATGCGCGAAGTGGCAAAGGATTATCTTTAACCGTGACGCCATACTTATTCAATCCAAATGCTTGACGTTTTGCAATATCGGTGCAAACCGATAATTCAGTGCCAGTAGGAAAAACCATATTCTCAATCCCATCTGCAAGTTGTTGAAGTTGCCACGGTTCCCACATCATGCGCCCACCGTGGCCGGGGCG